ACACCATCTTTATCTTTATCCTGGTCTGGATTAAATGAAGCACCAAGTAAACCATCTTTAATAATCTCAGTCTTTCTCTTTTCCTCTTCTTTAAGAACAATAAGTTCTTTTTCCTCTTCAAATTTCTCTTTCTCTCTTTGTCTGGCTTTATCTGCCTCATCTGACTGAGCCTTTATTTGTTGCTGTTGCATAGACTGCTCATATTCTCTTCTCTTCTGTTCAGAGAGTTTGAGAGTTTCTTCAGCCTCTACAATACCATCTTGTCTTAATACTGAAATAATATCAGATAATTCAACTTTCTGGTTTTGTAAGGCAGCTTGAGTTAGTTGTCTAATCAAATCTTTTGCTTCTCCTGCTTTTGCTGAATTGGATACAAATAAACCTAAAGTAGAATTATCTAGTAAACCAACATCTAAATTTAAAGTNATTACTGACATATCATCCAATACATAGCTCAATTTCTTGGGTTTACTCTGAGAGTAAGCTATTTTAGCAGTTTCTAATAACGCTTGTAGTACATTTCTCTTTACAGAATTATGTAAAGAAAAATATAACTCTAATATATGAGAAGTCTGTATTAAGGATTGTTGTGTATTTCTTACTGCCTCTCTAGGTCCAATCTGACCCTCAACTTGGTCTGTAATTCCAACACTCCTACCAGCTTGTGTTCTAAGGTACTCAGCAATTTCAATATATTTTTGAATATCCGATATTAAAGACATATCTATAGTCTTAGCTATTGTATTAGCATCAGCATAATTTGTACCTTCTTCATTTGGGTCATACCACATAAAAGGGGTACTTTCAAAAAAGTATTGCCATTTTTCAATATCAATACCAGCACTATCAGGGACTGCATTTATATTCATTAATACTTTCTTACCTTTATCAGACCCTAAAAGTAATTCAAGTCTATACATTACAATATCATAATAGTATTGATAAATTTTTAACCTATCCATTAATGAAGTGGCTTGAGAATTCATATTATCATAGATAACACCATAATAAGGAAGTTTACACTCACGNAGATTATCAATATCTTTCAACTGTCCTGGTATTGGTCTCATATTTATATAAATAGGTGTAGCAACTTTAATCTTCCAGGTTTCGTATGTTTCTGGTATCCACTCCCACTCTAATTTTATATCTCCAGCATCCTTATCAAATTTGTAATTTTCATCAACAATAGTTTCTTGCACCTCTCCATTTTCATCTTCAAAAATCTAAAAAACCCTATCTTCCTCAAGGATTTCCATACTGCATGAAGTGCAGAAATAGTACTATTATCATCATAATCATTATATCTCTCATCAAGACTAAAGAAATCCGCATCATTATTTCCATTTTGATACCCTGACCAGGATTGATAAATCATATCAATATCATCTTTTGATAGTTGATCACCAAAATATTTTATCACCTCAGAAGGAGACATCCTATACTCACAAGTTGCCCATTCTCCATCTTCGACAAATTCATTATCAGGAGAATTATCACTTCTGAATCTCATGGAGTTTACGTTCCAAATCTCTGGTTCTCCTATTTAAGCTGCCTACATATAATATGCCTTTGGCAGATAATAAACCATGTTTTAGTGCTTTATTAAATTTATTTTTTGCATCACATTTCTGTATTAGATACTCAAGTAATTGGTGAGACATAACTTCAGCAGGATCTTGATGCTCCCTTTGCATATATTTTTTAACTTCTTCTGGAGTTTGAGTCTTTGTCTCTTGTTCTATTTGTTGTTGGATTTTTGCAGATTCCTCTTTAGTTAGTTTCTTACCTTTTAATTGCTCTTGATACTTCATTTGAATTTGCATCTTAATAGGCTGCATTATCTGATTAATAGTATATTCTCTAACTCTCTTGAATTCCTCTTGTTCTTTTCTTGTTGTAGCTTCTGGATTAGTAGCAATAACTGTCCATGAAAAAGGTCTTTTGTCTTCCATCCCAAGCATTGCTTTTATCTTCCCAGAAACAATGTCCCTATTTACCATCTTAGCTGGTAGTTCCCCAACCTCTGAACCAAAGGGTTTACAGACATATTCAAAATCAGAAAGGTCAAGAATATTATTAAATAAATCATAGTTAACTTTCATTCTTTTAATTTCAGAAACATCTCCGTAACTATAATTAGTATCATCATATCCTGAATCAAGCATATCAGTTTGCTCTTTATACCATTGTTTTTTATGAGCATTTTTTCGTTTCTCACTTATCCTCTGATTTTGTTTTATTTTTTCCATATTTAATACAATTTAGTCGGTTCTCACAAAGATACAAAATTAAATTCTTCCTATACATATTGTCAATCATTGATAATAGTTTTTTTGTCATTCTTATGTTCCTTCTTTTCATCATATTCTTTACCAAGTTCCTCTTCCTGAACCTGAAACATACACATAAATAACGAGGAAATTAAGTCAAAGTTTCCCTTCCTATGATATGCAATTAACTCTTCAAGTAATCTTATAGAAAAGATTCTATCTATAACTCTAACTGGATTCCCATTTTCATCATAGTCTAAGATAGTAAGTAACCAATCTTTTACATACCTTTCCCCTGCATCTTTAAGTGGTAGTATCATGTGACAACCATAAATCCTGGCTACTTTCGATTTTTTTATATTTTTGGATATAACAGCATCAGGTTGAGCTGCCAAAAGATTGAGTCTTTTTATTCTTCTGAAATAATTTTTAACACCAGTCACTTCATTTTCATGCATTATAGTAGTATTATAAAAATCAGCCAATATTTCTGCTATTCTATCATTATCATCAGCAAGTTCCATTCTACCGACATACTCAGCAACTAAAATATCATGATACTGAGTTCCTTTATGTACACCTTTATATACTGTAATCGCAGCTAATGATGTACCTACATCCTGTCTAACAGGGTCATAACCAATTTTATATAATCCTTTAGGTGGATCTACAACAGGACGTTCATATATCATAACACAACCTCTTTTATCTGTAGGTATGTTATGATAACTCGTGATAGGAGTCCTCCTACCATTAAGTATAGGTTTTGCTACTACTACGCCTTCCTCATAAAACATATCAACTGGAGTCCCTCTGGTTTTCTGCCAGTCATTAGCTCTTACTTTTTGTAATTGTTGTTTAAGTTCCAGAGTAGGAAAATTATTTATAGATATAGTTGCAAGGGGCTTCAGCAGGAGCTAAAGGTTTTTCCTGCATCCTCTGTTGGATCTCTACTGAGGTTGCCCCATTGTCAATCAACTTTTTTCTAATTCCAAGTTCTAGTTGTTTAGCAGCTTCCTTATTAGAATTCCCCTGAGCATCATAGAAACCCTCCATATTCCAATTAATAGGATGGAAAAAACCGACTTTTTGTTTTAAACTATCCTCATCCCATATATTCATGAAAGGTAATAATCCAAATGCTTCAGGTCTTGAATACATATCAGCATAATCTGCTGCACCACCTTCCATATCCCCAAAAGTCCCAAAAATAGTAATCATACCAGTCTTAATAGCACCTGCCATTACTACATCCTGAGTAGCTGAATAAGATTCCTTCAATAACCCAGGAGTCCCAAATGCCCCAGATTCTTCAAAGAATACATCATCAGCATCTTTACCCCTGGCAGGATCAGGATTATCTTTAAAAGATAATGCTAATAACTCTGACATAAAACCCTTCTCTAACTTAATACCATTTTTATATTGAGTGTATGATGCTCTAATATGTCCAGCATTAGGTTTATTAACTACATCAGAAGGCATTGCCCAACCTGTATTTGTATTAATAAAATTAACATTGTTCATTGCCATAGTAAAAATACCTTTTGGATAAAGATACTTTTTGTCATAAGCACTGAATATAGTTAATGAATTAGGCTTTGTAAAATAATTATTAGAGGCTACTGCTGCTGCTTTATAAGTATAACCCCTTCTTCTTGATTTACCTACAATTAAATTCCAACCCCCCTTTAAATATTCTACCCCAACTCTCACTTCTAAACCAAGAGAATCAAATAATTTCTTTAATGATACAGCTTGTTGCTTATCATCCAGACATAAGATTTCTTCTTTTTCTTCTTTTTTTTCTACTACTGCATCAACAATACCATTCCTGGCTATTTCCCTAGCCCAAAAGTAGTTATAATCACCATCCCAAAAGTCTGGAAATGCTTTAATCTTTTTGGATCTACTCCCAGTAGTATCCTCTACTTTAAGAATTGGGCAAAAATTTAAATAAAAATAATGTTCCCCTGTGACTTTTGCACCACCAACAGAATATCCTTCGATACATCTTTTTCTTTGTTCTTCCCAATAGCTATACCATGCTGGGGAGTCCCAGGGGTCAGAGCAATAGAAACCATGTTTCATAAAATGATTCCCTTCCTCTCTAAATACTTGAGTATTAATCCAGATACCTTGTGGATTTCTTACTGAATCTAACTTACCTGTTAAATACTCTGATTGCATATTAGTTTAAGCTACTTGGATCTGCAAATGGACTGACCTCTTTATCACTCTTATTCTTAGTCTCTTCATATAACTCTTCTTCTACTTTCTTTGCCAAAGAGTTTAAAGACTGTAGAACAGCATAAGCATCTTTTGCCCCTCTGCTTATATCTGTGTATTTATATATAGGTGTACCACTTTTATTTGTAAGTTTATAATCTAAACCATCTTTAAGAAAGTCAATAGTCTTTTCTATAGCTATCTTATTAGCCATATAATAACTAAAACTTGTAGAAGCCTTTTTCTGAAACTCTAACACTTTCTCTATACCAGCTTTGATCAATTCATCAGGTTTCCAATCCTTTTGGGTTATAATTTCTTTTTTAACAATTTCTTCTTTCTTTTCCTCTGGATATTGTCTAAAAGGATTAGACTTTCTCATAGAAGTCACAAACTCTATATATGCAAAATCTTCTAAAGCTTTGTCTTTCCTCTTTGATTTATCCCTCTCCCATATTTCTTTAAAAGGGTAAATAAGCAAAGTTTCTGCATTAGGAAAGACAGTTTTCTCATTTATCTCAAATAAAAATGCCATTAAAATTCTTTTAGTAAACAATAATCTACTTCTGGTTGTTTTTTAACTACATCAATTATCTTATAGTAATCTCCAACGTGATTTACAACCTGGCAACCAACTGACCACCCACCTATAAATCTTCTCCAGAAACTTAAATTCTTTTGATAGAGAACAGTATGAAAATTAATACCAATAAGACCTTGATGTACTTCACCTAACTCTTCAATCTTATTATTCTTATTCCAGTCTCTATAATACTTAATAGGTCTAACCTGTCTTAATGCTGGCATTCTTCCTCTATGTAAACCATATTTCCACAGACCATAGTACCATTCATTAGTTTTAATAACTGCTACACCTTTTGAATTATACCTACTATAGTTCTTGAGTCCTGTAGTCCCAGCATTAGTCGTACCAGAAACTACCTTAACAAATCTCTCTCCTTCAAACAAGTAAAATTTATCATCAAATTCATTATAGGTATCTTCATTCGATTGTACTCCAATAATCCAATATCTTAATGGAATTCTAATAAAAGAGGATAAACTCTTTACTCTATCAAGTAACTGTTTATCCGTGTAATTTTTAACTTTTGAATATTGTGTTGACATAATTTTAAATTTAGATTATCTCCTTCTTACAATTGCAGTGAATCCGAGAGTTTCTCTTTCTACCATTCTTATAAGTTACTTATTATTTCTTTTGTAGTAGTATACCAACCTTCTACCTGTCTATGTATAGGTATAGACCCTGGCTTATAAGTTACAGTTAGTATTTTATTCTCTGGGTCATACTTTGGTATACTACAACCACAAGAGGAGTTCAATCCTCTGATTTCTGGTAAACTGTCAGTTGCTTTAAATATTATCTTTTGTTTTTTCCCAACTATTACGTTTCCAATGTTTTTGTGTATTGTCTCCCAATTCATACTATCTTAATATTTTTATAATCATTACTGACAGAGTAGTTTGTGACTTTCTGATGTATTAGTTTATCATTATGGAATAGATATGTATTCACTGAATACCTACCATCCTTTAACTTACTCATTATCTTTTTCTTTTGCCATGTACCATCCTTTAAAGTCACTACTCCTCCAGTTCTAAAACTCGACCAATCTTCCCAATTCATCATTGGTGGATAACAAGGTTTTCCGCAAGACTTATTTGCCATCTGTAATGCAGTTGTAGTACATCCACATACAACACAAGAACCACGGTCATAACACTCCTTTTTCATTATTCTTATTCTGAAATTTATCTGACTTCTAATATTTTCAGAAATTAGCCAATTAAATTTAGTATAATACAATTTATACCTTATGTTCCCCTGAATATAGGCTATGATATCCCTAAGATTTATTCTTTTTT